GGGACAGAAGTGGGAAAATCTCGAATTGTAACTGACGCAGCCGAAGAGCTTGAAGGCCCATCAGAAGCTGGGTACCACTTCCTCCAAGATTGGAAGCGTTGTCAGCAGTACTGGGCATGGAACTACTATTACGGGTTAGAACCAGCTAACCCCTCTCCTGTACTTCTGTACGGGATTGCAATGCACGCGGCTATGGAAGCATGGTTCCTGGCCTTGATGAACAATTTAGAAGTTCATGACAGAGTAAACAATGCCAAGGCCATGTTCATAGCTACAATGGTGTCGCAGAGGCCGTACTACCTGTTTGAGGACTCATATCAACAGGACATTGAAAAGGGCATTGAGACACTCGAACAGTACGGATTGCGATATCATAATGATAACTTCAGGGTAGAGCGTTTCAAGAATAAAAAGCCTTGCCTTGAAGTTCCGTGCAATGCTACTCTTCCTTCTGGTGACAAGTTTACTGGACGAGTAGACGGTGTAGTTCGGAATGACCAAAACATTCGCTACATTATAGACCACAAAACCACTTCGTGGGTACTGAACATGCTTGAAAGGGTGCTCAGAGTATCTAATCAGGCAACAGGGTACCTATGGTTGTGGAATGAGCAGTTCCCAGACCTCAAAGCGAACGCGGTGGTATTCAATATGCTACGGAACAACAAGCGAGACATCGACTTCAGAAGGACCGTTGTCTACAAAACGGACGAAGACATAGAGATTTTCAAGAGGGACGCAGAAAAGACCTTGGGCGAAATTGCAAGGGAAGTGTCTTCAGAAGCGCCGTTCTTCACGAGGAATACAGACTCATGCTTCAAGTTCAATAGGGCCTGTCCGTTCCTTGAACTCTGTCAAGGAACTAATTTTGATGTACTTCTCGGAACCAAGTTCAAGCTTAGGGGGGATAGCAGTGGGTACGCCGAAGAATCCGAATCTTGATATGACGCTTCAGGCTGGGTGGATATTCGTGAGCCCGGACAGAGGTAAGCGTGCGATGGTTTGTAATTGGTGTATGCGGGAACATTACTACAACACAAAGTTCTTTGCACCAATTTCCATTGATCTCGAAGACCATGAGCCACAGCTCGTGTGTGATATGTGCAATTCCGCCCTCGAAGAAGGGCCAGCATTAGGAGGCAAGGTAAATGTAATGAGTGAGCAAGAAGGCAAGTCGGCTGTATCGTTCTATGTGGACGATGGCGGAACGCTGGGCATTCACCAGCATTGTTTCGAGAAGAATCCGGAAATGGCGCCAGTAATAAAGACCTGGGAAGCTATCAGGGCTGGCGCAAAAGTATCTCCGGAGATAGCTGCGATTAACTGCATAGTGTGCAGTAAGGAGCTTTCAGATGGTACAGAGGGGTAATACCAAGGACTTCGAAATCGAAGATATACGAATCAAGTTTATAGTGTACGGTGGGGCAGGCACAGGCAAAACATTCCTCCTGTGCTCTATGCCAAAACCGTTCCTGATCTTCCACAGCACTCTTGAAGATGGGTTGCTCTTCTTCAAGATGAGGAAGATTGACATTCCGTATGCGAGCTTCGACGACATGGCAGACCTGAATCAGATACTCGCAGAGATCGAGACAGGAAAGCTCGCGTCTGGTTGTGAGAGCATAGCTGTAGATGGATTCGACCGCATCGGTGACACTCTTATAGAGCAGGTCAAAGCAGAGAACAACGTGAAGCAAGTTACACAGCCGCAGTGGGGAACTATACGAGATAGGTACAAGGGCACTACTGTCAGGCTGTTGAACATTGCAAAGTCGTTCCACCTTGGAATCAGCGCCGGGGATATGTTAGAGAAGAACGATCTCAACGGGAATGTGTACGGCTACCCTGATATCGTAGGAAGATATCGGGGCGAGATTGGAGGACTGTTCGATGTATTCCTGTACTCTACAGCAAATACCAGGTGGGAAAACGGAAAGCGGGTCATAGATTACAGAGTCCAGACCAAGCCATACTTGGACTTCAATGCGAAGGATCGTACTGGAGTTCTCGATATGGACGAGCCTAACGACTTCAATGTAATCTACGAGAAGTTCGTACTAAAGATTAAGGAGGTGCAAGCGGCAATCGAATCAGGAAAAGCAGATTCTATCCAAGGAATCCCACCGGCGTTCAGGAAGATGGTCAATCTTCCGCAGGCGCTGCCAAAGGAAGTAGCTACGGACGCTACCATACCGGAAGGAACGGTAATTAACGTAGGACCCAAAAAGCGTCGTTGACGCTAAACAACTTTTTCACGGAGGCCATAAGATGCCACAGATTAACATGCCTAATTTCGAGCACGTCGAACTTTCCGCTCCGCAGTTGGATGTAGGAAAGTACACCGTCAACATAATCGAGAAGCCGGAGATGCAGCAGCCGGAGAGCGGCAACGTCTACCTGCTCATTACGATGCAGGCCACTGAGGGACCGGAGCAGAGCACTCCCCACCCCCTCGATGGCTCAACCAAGGCAGAAGGTCGCACGATCAAGGATCGTGTATACCTAACGGCAGAAGCAGCATGGCGGCTCAAGGCACTTCTCATTTCGGCAGGAATCCTTTCTCGGGAGGATCAGACTTCTCCCATGGCAAAAGGGAACTTCAACACAGACATTCTGTACGGCCAAAGCCTACAGATCGAAGTAACAAAGAGGATGCACAACGGTCGTGAGTACAACAACGTCACCTATATCGTATAAACCAAATACGATAGTTCTCGGTGACGCTCGGGAGGCCCTTCGGGGCTTCCCGAAAAACTTTTTTGATCTTGCAATAACGTCACCGCCGTACTGGAATTTGCGCGACTACACTCAGGGAAATCCTCATGAGATAGGTCGCGAGCCAAAACCGGAACAGTACATACTAAACTTGCTATCAGTCTTCGACAGAGTAAAGGACTGCCTCAAGGATACTGGCTCGCTTTGGGTTAATATTGCAGATACTTTTCGCAGAGGGCCGCTTGAGATCCCGCAAGAGTTCTCAAGGCTTATGCGAAAGACGAGGGGTTGGCACCTTGTAAACATTGTTATATGGTTCAAAGTGGACGCAATGAGCGAATCTGTTACTCGCAGGTTCTCTCAGAAGTATGAGTACTTCTACTGGTTCGTTAAGGATGTAGAGAACTACTACTTCAACGAGACAGCGAGCAAGATTCCAGTGAAGCAATCGAGTGTAGCCAGGCTAGCGCACAAGTTTAATGCAAACAAAGGTACAGACGTGTCACGAATGCGCGGGATGATCGGTGACCAGTCTGACAAGATAGATATGTACCTTGAGAAAGGAGTAAACGCAGGTGATCTATGGATCATACCTACAAACAAAGAGAAGGTTAAGCACGCTGCGCCTTATCCTATTGGCCTTGTTGTTCGTCCTATCATTGCTTGCTGCCCTCCTGGGGGGCGTGTGCTTGATCCGTTTATGGGTTCCGGTACTACTGCATTAGCAGTACTTAGAATGGGAGAAGGCAGGGAGTTTTATGGAACTGAACTGAACCAGGATTCAGTAAAAGAAGCATACGATAGGCTTGGACCAGAACTGCAACAAGGGAGCTTATTTTGATTCGCACAATATTTGTGGAAGGAAAGTGCCTTTACGAAGAGATGCCTATTCGAGACTGTAGCAGCTCTTATGACAAAAGCGGTCGTAACATACTTCGTATTGCGCAATTAAACGAGCAGAGAGCACAAAGCACAGGTAATGTGCAAGTTCGGAGGCAAGCATGGTCAAGCGAAAGGTTGTTGCTGCACTAGCAATGGTACTACATGTGGCAGCATCACATTCAGAGATATATGTGTACACTACAACTACTGCGTCCAATGTCACACACTATATGAACCTCAACAGGAAGAACAAAGGCTTAGAAAGGCTTGAGTACTCTAAAGCATTGGAGGCCGCAGCTAAAGCATATCTTGACATAATGGCAGATGCTGGCCTTGTGCAGCACAACCTTATGCGAAAGTACGCAATCGAAGACCTAATATTGTCAGTTGCTGTAGCAAACGGAGAAGTGCAGTATCTTAGTGGTTTGTCCCCATATGAGCTACTTGCAAGCATTCCGGGCTACAGCAGTCCAACAGCACTAGCAAGAATATTCGACAGTATCGAACCCCATGCATGGGTGCTGTATAACGAAAATGCACGCTACATTGGGGTAGCTTCCAAAATGAAAGATGGCATTACCTACCTTACGGTATATGTTGCCGTAGATATGTCAGGAAAGGAGTGAGCTTTGAAGGATGAGAAGTGCAATGAATGCCCATTTAGATACCATAAGTATGTTGGGTCTGATGGCCCTACTGATGCTAAGATATTCATCATAGGAGAAGCGCCAGGAGCAAAGGAGGAGAAAGACGGCAAACCGTTTGTTGGGGGAGCTGGCAGTGTGCTTAACTCTCTGTTATCAAGAGCTGGGATAGACAGGAGCAAAGATGTATACATAGCAAACGTCCTCAAGTGCAGACCGCCTAACAATAAGATAGACACTCCAGCAGCACACAAGGCAATACAATGCTGTACTCCGAAGCTCACAGAGGAGCTAAAGCGGGTCAAAGCTAACGTTGTGGTTCCTATGGGCAACACCGCTCTCGGTGCGCTTGGCTACAGTGACTATCGAATAACACATGCGCGAGGGTACATATTTCCATCAGACTTTGGCAAAGTGATACCGACGTTCCATCCTGCATATATCATGCGTCAGCAGCACGAGTTCTATACTGCATGGATGGACTGGCTGAAGATAGAACGACACTCCAAGGTAAGAGCCATACCCTCTATTATGGAAAGGTTCAGAGTTACTCCAAAGATACTCGACATTGAAATGTTTGTGCTTCAGGTTTTTAACAGGCTTGAGCTCGGAGAAGACATTACCCTTGCAGTTGACCTAGAAACATTCGAGGGCAATCCTATGGATATTCCAATCAAGACTGTAGGTCTCGCTATTAACAACACACATGCCCTCGTTATTCCGTTCATAACTCAATCAGGGAACGAGTACTGGCAATCACACGACGAGAAGATTCGTGCAATTATGGCAATAGGCAAACTTCTTGAGAATCCGCGGATAACAAAGATGTGCCACAATGCACTCTTTGATGTGCTGGTCCTCATGAACCATGGATTTACTATAGAAGGCCCAATTTTCGACACTATGTTGGCACAGTACCTACTGTACCATCCATCCGCGCACTCTCTCGAATACCTTGTATCAGTGTACACCGAGTACCCGCCATGGAAACTTGAGAAGGGCAGCGATGATATATCGTTCAGAGAGTATAACGCACGAGACTGTGTTGTACTTCACATGATGAAGCATGACCTAGAGAGAGACCTCAAGGACAATGGAGCTGAGTATGTGTTCAACATACTTATGAATGTCATAAAACCCACATGCCAAATGATGTTGAACGGTATTCCAGTAGACATGACAAGAGTGCTCGCTGTCAAAACAAGACTCGAGTCAGAACTGCAATCTCTTGCACTTGGCATACATGCACATGCCGGTGTTGAGTTCAATATTAACTCTTCTAAACAACTGGCAGATGTGCTCTTCAAAAAGCTCAAGTTTGTATCTGGAGTAAAGACCAAAAGCGGGAGCCTCAGTACAGCAGAGGATGTTATCAAAAAGGTGTCCCTTAGGTACCCACAGCACCCACTTCCTGATATGATACTTGAGTATAAAAACAAGCAGAAGCAGCTCTCTACCTACATAATAAACCTTGAAAGTAATCTGCACTCAGATAACAGAATACGAAGTTCATTCAAATTGCACACAGCCGTTACCGGTAGGTACACTTCAAGTGGACCTAATCTCCAGAACCTGCCAAATAGAAAGGACCCTGGTGGCTATATACGAGGAATGTACAGAGCTGCACCTGGAAGGATCATAATAGAAGGAGATTACTCACAGGCAGAGCTGATGATCTTTGCAGTGCTTGCCAACGATGAGCCTTGGCTAAAGGCATTCGCGAACGGTGAGGATGTACATGCACAGAACATGGTAGACATGATAGGAAACTACGACCCAAAGCATAGGACATTCATCAAGAACTTTGTGTATGGACTAATCTACGGATCAGAAGGAGGCGAGATAGAAAAGGTAGCACCAAAAGAACTCATGAAATCTATATCAGTCCGTGGAATGCTTGATAATCTTCAAGCTACGCACCCAGCAATCTTTCAGTACAGAGAGAAAATAGAGAGGCAGATAACAGACCACAAATATGTAACTAACGCTTTCGGAAGGAAGCGTTGGTACACAAACAAGCCAACAAAGGCAGATATCCGATCAGCGGTCAACTTCCCAATACAATCTACAGCAGCGGATATCATGCACTTGAAGACTTTAAAGATAGCGGAAGTTCTCGAACACATGGATTTGCTCATACTACAACTCCACGATGCGTACTATATTGAGACGTTTGCAGGGCGAAGGGACATAGTTGCCCCTCGCATGAAGCACGTAATGGAAGAACCAGTACATGCACCTACAGGATACGAGTTTAATCTAAAAGTCGAGATCGAGTACGGACCATCCCTCTCAGGAAAGGAAATGACAAAATGGCAGGACCAGGAACAAACCAAAACTACAGCATAGCACGACGACTTTTCGAAGAGGCAAAGAAGGAGGAGATCGAGTTTAGGAATATGGTACCGACTACAGGATTCATAGGCGCCTACATGAAGTACACTGATAGGCAAGAATCTCCTGGCTCGTACCACTTCTGGGTTGCGGTCACCGTTTTATCTTCTGTGATTCAGCGGCGGGCATATGTGAGCAAAGGTATCTATAATGTATACCCTAACATGTTCACAATCCTTGTAGGCCCATCAGGAAGGTGCAGGAAGTCACGAGCCATGCGGCTTGGGCTGGAGCTGATCGAGGACTTCGACTGGATAAATCTGATAGCAGATAAGACCACTCCTGAAGCATTCCTACAGGCTCTCATGGACGGCACGATTAAAATGTCTGGTGTATCGGCTGTACCCGGCGGCGGAGCTAACATAAACCTCGGGGGATTCCAGACAGACAACACAGGATTCATACGCACAACTGAGCTTGGAGTATTCCTCAACAGGCAAACGTACACGAGCGGTATGGTGTCCATACTTACAGACCTATTCGATTGTCCCGACAAGTACCAGTACATGACTCGTACTAAGAAGCCCATAGTATTGCACAATGTAGCAGTAACATTCCTTGGAGCAACTACCCCTAAGTGGCTGGCCTCTAATTTACCAGAGGGAGCATTTGAAGGAGGGTTCATGTCAAGGTTTATTCTGGTAGTGAAGCACGTTAGGGACAGGCACATAAGCTTCCCTGAAGAAGCGCCACAGAAGGAGAAGGATTCACTGACATCTGCGCTCATGCGTGTGCACAAAAACTTCCGTGGCAAGATACCCTTGGAGAACAAAGCAAGAAACTGGTTCGACCAATGGTATACTTCTGGAACGGCAGACATTATGGAGAACGAGGAGATGTCTGGCTTTGCAGAAAGAAAACCGGACTATGTAATCAAGTTAGCACTGATTCTTGCTGCTTCCGAAGAGAGGGATAGAGTGACCCTCGAGGATCTACAGAACGCCAAGAAGATATTCGACTGGACAGAGGAACGAATGTTCGAAGCGTTCGCTCATATAGACCTAACGCATGTAGGAGGATTGATGCAGAAGATAAAAGAAGAGCTACGAATCCGTGGTGGTCGTGCTTCACGCAGAGACATCCTACGGAAGTTCGGTGGAAGAATACATGGCCTAAAAGACATGGAAGAGATCGAGGCTATCATGGTCGAAACAGGGGAAATAAAGATTATGTGGCTTATAGACCCAAGTAAGCCAGGAAAAGCTCCAAAAATGTACGTCTTAACAGAACAAGCAGCTCAGTTCCAAGATATGTCAGAAAACGATCCATACAGCAAGGCCAAACGGACAGTGAAGACGGCAACAAAGGGGGCCATGGGTGACTCTTAAAGACCTGCTCGATCAAGCTACCGCCTTCCCTCCTGAATGCTTGACTATGCCGTTGGTCATAGACAACAAAGAGATTACTGGTACTGACTATGATACACAGATAGGCTGCATTAGGCTTGATACAAAGGAACGAACTGAAGTATACTCTATGAAACAGAGGCAACAGCGAGGTGGTGATCTGTTTCTGAAGGATAAGGATGGTCAACTTGAGCTCTTCTAAAGAGGCCAAAGACCCAGACGACACTATAAAGTGTTTCACATGTAGTACATGGGTAAAACGTAAGTACACAAGGAAGCGGATGTTCTATGGCAGATACCAGGACATCTGTATAACCTGTGAAAGGTCTTTTAAGGCCCAAGAAGAATCATTTGAAAGGTTCTTCTTCTCCGTCTCACTGACCGTAAAGATATGCGTCTTGCGGTTGCTGGACCAGAATCGATATACCGGAAGAGTCGATGAAGACGGATTTCCCGGAGGATAGGCATAAAAACCGATTCCTTCGTAAATCCATTCGTGGGCCCAATTGTTGATCAGGATATAATCGGCATTGACCTTGAATATTCATTTGGTGTGTATTAACAGAACCTCGAAGCAACCTGCAGAAAACTCTTACATTACAATTTCTGGGTCTACACGTCGACATGATTTAAGACCAAGAATTAGGGATTCCACAACTTTTGATGGTGAAGTTGTTGTTGATATTGAAGATTGGAAAGTTTCAATGACAGATTTTAAGCTTCCAAAAGAGGAAACAAAATACACTGATTTTAAAAGCAATCTTACTCGTCGAATTGAAGGGTTAGAACCAAAGATTGAAGATTTTCTAGCCTTCACAACAATAAGTACTCCACCAATGGCTCAACTCAGTGGAGGAGTAAATACAACATTATACGATTCGACACAATCAGGGATTCCTAAAAAAGTAATAAAAGAAATACGAGAAGCATTCCCTAAAGGCATGAGTAAAATATGTTCAATTAAAACATCTTATGGAAAAGTTGAATTACGGTACGGATACAATTATTTTGTTGGGGATGCTGATAAACCAATATCGCCTTTGGCTGAAAAGTTTCTAACTCACAATGTTTCGAATTTTAATGAAGCGTCATTTTCTTTACATAGTAAAAACAGCAAACCAATGTCAATCCGAGATCCCCCTTGCAGTTTAACTGATATTC